CTTCTTGACAAATTAGGAGCGACGCGCCGACAATTCAGTAGGCGTTCTGTCTCCAGTGGAACCCGAACCGCGTCGTGATCTTCGGATCCGGCGCGGTTTTTATTTGAGGCGCCCGGCATGGCTGACCAGTTCGACAGGCTGATGGACCGCTTCGGGGTTGTGGACGACATCTGGTGGTATTCTGACCCCGGATGCTGGTTCAGATGGCGCGAATACGACGACGGCGCATGGCTAGTCGGAAACCGCTGCGATCCAATCACCTACTGGGGCGCGTAGCTCCGCCCACCGAACAACCAAACACGGCCGGCCCCTCTGATGCGATAGCTCAAGGGTCGGCCTTCCTTGCCTCATCAAGCCGAGAGAGCAATGAGCGCAGCGACAGACGTCGACAGCAAGGCCAGTAAACTTTCTGGGCGCCCTACACATTGGCACCATAACCGAAAGAGGCCAAGCGTCTACGACGAGGGAGTGCTAGACAGGTTCATCGACGCACTGTCGTCGACCGCAATGTCCATCAGGCAGATATGCCTAGACGAGGGCATGCCGCGCTCACAGGACATCTTCATCGCATGCGGGAGAGACCCGGCTGTGCGGGCGCGTATCGCTCAGGCGCGGGAGGCTCAGCAGGACGTCATCGTAGACGAACTGCTAGAGATTGCCGACACTTGCACGCCCGAGGAAGTGAACCACGCCAAGCTCCGCATCTGGACGCGCCAGTGGGCAGCCGCCCGCTTCGCGCCGAAGAAGTATGGGGAGAAACAGCAGGTTGAGGTTCAGCACTCACTGTCGGAGACGGCGGCGCAGGTGCTGATGGATCTGAGCGCCAGGGCGAAGGAGCGCAGGCAGCTAGAGGCCAAGTGCATCGACGTCACGCCTACCCCTGTCCTTGAGCAGGGAGGGGCAGGCCAACAAGATCAGCAGGTTACGGCAGACTGCACGGGTTCCGAGCCGATCGAGGCCCAGGTCGCGGCCCCGGTCGAGGCCCCCCGCCCCCGGCGCAACGGCGGGGCGGGTGGAAAGGACGGCACCCCCTCTCGCCGTAAGCCACTGAGAAAAAAATAGAAATGCATTTCGCCTCTCGCCTTGGCCTAGACCAATCCTCTGTTCGCGGCATTCCTGCGACGCGCGAGGATGGCCGTGCTTCGTTGCTGGCTGAGAACGCCTGGCTTCGGGCGCGTGTGGCTGAACTAGAGTTGGCACTGAAGGCGAGTGCCACAGCGCCACGCAGTGCCAGTGCCAGTGCCAGTGCCACTCCTGTCGCTGAAAAAATGAAATCGGTCCCAGATAATCGTAACGCCAAGCTCAAGGATGAACCTTGGTTGGCTCTTGGATTGTCGCGGCGCACTTATTTCCGGCGGAAGGCTGCCGGCAAGATCGAGGAGACCTGACATGAAGGCGAAGTCGAAGAAGAAGCGCGGCAAGGGCTGCTGATGGATCCGTATGCTGTCGCCAACGTCGATCGTCGGCTGAAGCTGCTGGCCGAGCGGCTTGAGCGCCTGGAGACGCTTGTGGCGGCTCTGACGGAGGCTCTCGCCGAGCCGGATGAGGCGGCGGTGGAGGGCTGCGAGGCGTCTTCCGAAGGCCCTGAGAAGCCGTGGACGGCTCTCGGAGTGAGCAAGGCGACTTATTACCGCCGGCTGAAAGAGGCGCAGTGATGCAGCGATCGGCTTTCATCCGCAGTCTTCTGGATGACCCGGAGGACCCGCAGCTCCCGCAGTATGACCCTGCAGGCGGCTGGAACACGGCCCGCTTTGCCGGCGAGCGCCTGGCGGCGATGACCGGGCCGGGAGGCGTTGCGGACGCTTTCGGGTTGCTCGGCCAGCCCAGCGTGGCGGAACAGGTGCGAGGCGGTGACTATCTCGGAGGCCTTCTGTCGGCTGCGGGCGCGATCCCAGGCGTTGGCGTGCTGAAGGCGATGGCGGCTCTCCCTGCTGCTGCGAAGGCCGGCGCCAAGATGGCGAAGCGTTCGACAGAGCTGGCGGACATCTCCAAGTTGCCGCGTGACGAGGCTATCGCCATCGCCCGCAAGGAGCCTCACCTGATCCAGGCCGGCGACCAGTCGGAAGGTTTCTACGTAGGCGGTCCCCGCGACATCAATTCAAAGCGCGGCCTGACGAACCGTCGCAAGGGATTTGACGCCTATGTTGGCGCAGACCCTCGCGGCGCTGACTGGTATGACCGTTACCGGGCTGGCGTGACGAATGTCACGGGTGGGGATCCTCAGTCTGTAGACTGGATGACGAAGCTGCACGGCATGATGTCGGCAGGCGTCGACCCTGGCTCTGAAACGCAGTTCGCGCTTCGAGAGACGAACGGGCAGATTGCCGGCATGCCGGTGAAGGCGGCTCGACCAGCGCAGCACAAGGCCCTGCAAAACTCGATCGACGCGAAAGATCCGAGCCACATCATGCTTGGGGACAAGACGGGCGAATATGCGCGCCTGATCCACCCTGACCAGACGCACCAGGGCGCGACCGGCGTCAATGATTTCCGCCATGCCCGCAACTGGGGCTACACAGAGGCCTCCGGCGCCGATCAGCGCGACGCCCTGACGGCTGCGCAGCACAGGTTCATGGATTACGAGACGGCCCTCGCTGTGGATCGCGCCAATAAGTCTTCCCTCGGCGGGAAGGCTGATTGGACTGGCGAGCAGTTGCAGGCCGCTCCTTGGGTAAGGCAGAAGGCCCTGGCAATCGCTGAAAAGCGCAAGATGCCATATGAGGACGCTTTCCAGGAGGCGAACAAGACGATCGTCGACTTCTTCCCGAAGCACACGGCCTTCGCCACGCATGAGGCCGTTCCAGGCCCCTCTACAGGTCATTTCCCCGGTCTCCCGAATGCCCCGCAGGCCGTTCGTGACGCCTACAGCGCCGATCCGCGCTCTCTGTGGAGCAATGCGCCTGGCGGCCGGGACGCGATCTATTCTGGCCTGGGCGTCGAGGGAACTGGCGTTAACATGCGCGTTCTCCCGTCGATCGACATGCAGGGCGCCTACAAGCCAGATGGCATGGAGATGCAGTTCAACGCCGGCCAGACGGCCCGCCCCATGGTGGCGTTCAGCACCGAAGGGCCGGTGAAGACAGTGGCTCCGGCAGATCGGGCCATCCTCGACACAGCCGAGCTGACGCGCGCCTATATCGACGCGCAGGACGCCGGAGCGTGGCATAAGCCTTTCACTGACGGCCCCGCCGGCCATTCGAACAGCTATTTCATTCCGATGGACCGCAAGGCTACGGGAGCAGAGCTGGAAGGTCTGATTGGCGCCGGCGGAAGGGCAGGCATTGGAGACGTCGTAGACACTGGACAGGGCGTCACCGTCACAAATTTCATGGACGGGCCTCCAAAGTTCGACCGCGATGGCCGCAAGATGGTCGAGGGCCTCCTCGGCGATGCTCTGCCGGAAGGCGCCGGCGCGCCGCAGCGCGCGTCGGTCGACAGCGGCTACGCTGGCCTCACCGATGAGTGGAGGAAGGGCGTCGGCTCCGGCGCGGCGACCGAAAGGCTCCTTGCCCAGATCAACCAGAACCCGCAAATGCGGGCCGCTTTCGATAATAACGCCGACATCGCCTCGAATGCCCTCGCCAGAATGGAGCGCGACGCCGAATATGCGGCGCAGTTCGGCGCCACCCGAGATGACATCCAGAACGCCCGCAAGATCATCGGCGAGGGCGGCAAGGGCTGGGTCACGCGCCTCGAAAAGGCGCTGAAGAGCGGCGCCCTGCTGCCGGCGATCGGAGCCGCTATCCTTGGGCCTGCAATGATGCGGGGAGGCTCGCAAGGCGACGCCAACGCGCAATCTGGTGGGCTGCTCTAGCGTGCTTCTTCGCCACCGCCGGAACCGGCGGGGTCAGGCGATCGAGTGTCTTCTGCCAGTCGGACAGCAAGCTGTCATCCGGCAATTCGCCGCGAAACATCTCTGTCCAACGCGCATTGGCGACGCGAGTGTAGACGCTGCCGATATTGACGCCGTGGTCGTATCTCTTTGCTTCTTCAGGTGAAGCGTGACGGGTGATGCTCATTTTCGTGTCTCCAGATCGGTCAGATTACCATAAATGAGCGACTTTCGCCAAGCCTTTGAGAGCTTCGTCGAGGCCTACCGGGACGACCCCGTCGCCTTCGTCGAGGACGTCCTGAAGGCGCAGCCGCTGCCGTGGCAGAAGGATCTGCTGCTGGCTGTCGCGGCCGGAGAGCGGCGCATCTCGGTCAGGGCGGGTCACGGCGTCGGCAAGAGCTGCGCCTGTTCATGGCTTCTCTTGTGGAGGATGCTAACCGCCTTCCCGCAGAAGAGTGTCTGCACGGCCCCGACTGCCTCGCAACTGTATGACGCCCTCTTCGCAGAGCTGAAGCATTGGGCGAACCGACTGCCCGACAGCCTCAGAGACCTGCTGGAGGTCTTCGCCGACCGCATCGCCTTCAAGGGTGCGCCGGAGAGCAGTTTCATATCCGCCAGGACGTCGTCTGCGGAGCGTCCAGAGGCTCTCGCCGGTGTGCATAGCGAGCATGTCCTGCTGATCTGCGACGAGGCCAGCGCCATACCGGAGGCCGTCTTCGAAAGCGCCTCCGGCTCGATGAGTGGCCACACGGCGACGACTGTTCTGATCAGTAACCCGACACGAAACAGCGGCCTGTTTTTCCGCACGCATCACCAGCTCTCTTCTGAATGGAAGACGATGCATGTCTCCTGCAAGGACAATCCGCTCGTCAGCGAAGACTTCATCAAGCAGATCGCTGCGACTTACGGAGAGGCGTCTAACGCCTATCGTGTGCGGGTTCTTGGGGAGTTCAGTCTCCGTGATGATGACAGTCTTATCGCTGCTGAATTAGTCGACGCCGCGATGACGCGCGACATCGTTATCAACACCAACGAGCCGATCGTCTATGGCGTCGATGTGGCCCGCTTCGGCGGCGACAGGACGGTCCTTCTGAAGCGTCAGGGCAACGTCGTTCTCGGATACAAATACTGGTCAGGCGAAGACCTGATGGGAACCGTTGGCCGCATCGTCCACGAAGCGAAGATGGACAACCCAGCCGAGATACTGGTCGACACGATCGGCCTTGGAGGCGGCGTTGCGGACAGGCTGAGAGAACTCGGCCACAAGGTGATCGACGTCAACGTCTCGGAAAGCGTCGCGATGAACCAGTCGGCGGCAAAGCTGCGCGACGAACTGTGGCTTTCCGTAAAGGCGTGGCTCGAAACAAGAGCCGTGAAACTGCCGAAGGACGACGATCTCAGGCAGGAGCTTATTGGCCCGACATACTCCTTCACCAGCAATGGCAAGGTGAAAGTAGAGGGCAAGTCAGAGATGAAACGTCGCGGCATGCGTAGTCCAGACATCGCCGATGCGCTGTGCATCAGCTTTGCGACATCAGCCGGCATCGTCGGCGGTCGCTCTCCTGCATGGGTCACCGGCAAGCCTCTCCGGCGCGGCGTCTCGATCTGCTAGACAAGGACATCTGAATGGCTCGCCGTCGCAGGCGTAAATCCGCAGCCAGCCCGCTGGCCGTTGGTATGGACGCATTCATCCAGAACGCCGCCCGGCCCTCTGACGAGGACTATGCCGAGGACATGGCCGAAGGCGGCGTCGAGGACGACGCTGACGAGCCGTCTGACGTCCCTGGAGGCGGCGAAGCCGGCCCGCCTGGCGCCTCAGCGCCGATCGACGCCGAAGAGTTCGCCAACAAGGTGTTCCTCATGATCGAGGACGCCGAGAATTTCGTCGACGACACGATCGCCGACCAGCGCACCCTGGCTGCAGAGTATTACAACGGAGAGCCGCTCGGCGACGAGCAGGACGGCCGCTCGCAGATCGTGATGACAGAGGTCCGCGACACCATCCAGGCGATGATGCCGAGCCTCCTTCGCGTGTTCACCAGCGGGCAGCGGGTGGTCGAGTTCCTCCCCCGCACGGCCGACGACATCAAGAGCGCCGAGCAGGCCTCTGACGCCATCAATTTCATCTTCAACGAGCAGAATGGCGGCTTCCAGGTTCTCTACAACGCATTCCACGACGCCCTGCTGAAGAAGAATGGCGTCATCACCTGGTGGTGCGAGGACAATCCGCGCGTCATCGAGAAGCATTTCTCCGGCCTCACCGAGCAGGAGCTGATGCTATTCCAGCAGCAAAATCCTGGCGCACAGTTCTTCAACGTCAAGCCGGAAGCCGTCGTCCCGCCATATGAGCAGACCTACTCGGTCAGCGTCCGACTGGTCGACATGGAGCGCAAGTATCGCATCCGCGCCATGCCGCCCGAGACGTTCATCATCGACCGCCGCGCCCGCGACACGGTCTCCCAGTTCGACCTGATCGGCTACCGCGACTACCTGACCGTCTCCGAACTGGTCGAGATGGGCTTCGAAGAGGAGGAGATCCTCGAAAACGGCGCGCCCGGCGAGAACGACACCTGGGACCGCGACCAGGAGCAGCAGGTCCGCAATCCCGGCATCTATTACCCCTCCGACGACCCCGAAGGCCTGCTGAAGCGGGTGAAATACTACCGGGTGTTCGTGAAGGTCGACAAGGACGGCGACGGCGTGGCCGAGTTGCGCCGCGTCGAGATGATCGGGCGTGGCTACGTCCTCTCCGACGAGGTCGTCGACCACGCCCCCTTCGCCATTTTCTGCCCAGAGCCGGAGCCTCACACGGTCTTCGGCCATTCCATCGCCGACAATACGATGGATCTGCAGCGCATGAAGACGCACGCCGTCAGGGCGATGTTCGACAGCGCCGCGCAGTCGATCTACCCGCGCACGGTCATCGTCGAGGGCCAGGTCAACATCGACGACGTCCTGAACAAGGAAGTCGGCGCCGTGATCCGCGCCCGCCAGCCGGGCGCCGTGCAGGACATCGCCACGCCCTTCATCGCGCAGCAGATGCTGCCGTTCCTGGAGTATCTGGATGAGATCAAGGCGCAGCGAACCGGGGTCACCCCAACATCGCAGGGCCTCGACGCCGATCTCCTGCAATCAACGACGAAAGCGGCTGTCACAGCCCAGATTTCCGCGTCCCAGGAACGCATAGAGGTCATCGCGAGGACGTTCGCCGAGACGGGCATGAAGGCCCTCTTCTCCGGCCTCCTCAAGCTGATCACGCGGCGCCAGGACAAGCCCCTCCT